GTAAAGAATAATAAAAAGATAGTTACATTTGGTGTACTAGGAGGTGGCTGTGCTGGCTTTAGTTACAAATGGGATTATGCAGAAGAACCAATAGATGGTTACAGTTTATTTCCTATAAGAGATGATATACAATTAGCTGTTGACAAAACATCTGAGATGTATATAATGGGAAGCACTATTGATTATGTACAAGAACTTATGGGTAGTTTTCTAAAGATAGAGAATCCATTAACTAAGTCTTCTTGTGGTTGTGGAGAAAGTTTTAGTGTCTGATTATCCACCAAAACAAATCCTACAAAAGATTAATGATATAGAAAAGAAGATTGATCGAATTGAAAAGAAGTTAGACGAACACATAGAACTTATTATGAATGCATATAGACCACTTAGAAAACCACTCGATAAATTACGTGAATGGTTCTGATTGATGATTATTATCAAAAAAAATATGTTTCTTAACGATTTTCTGGGTTTTCTTAACGACCTGTTAATCGTAGATTCAGACTAAGTATGGTATAGTCTTATACATAATGGTATGAGGTCCGCGGTCGTTTAGGACAACCGGCTCAAACTAAATATTAATATTTTTAAGGAGCAAACATGGCTTGGACAAAACCTCAAATTACTGAGATTTCAGTAGGACTAGAGATCAACTCTTACGCCTGCGCAGAGCAGTAATATCTAAGTTTGGGCAGAGTATAATTCCCATAGAGGATTGAATCTGCCCTAATCTTTTCAATAAATAATACATGGCATATAGTAAACAACTTATAGATCATTATGAGAATCCTCGTAATGTCGGTAGTATGGACAAAGAGGATCCTAATGTTGGAACAGGATTAGTCGGTGCACCTGCTTGTGGTGATGTAATGAAGCTGCAAATAAAAGTGGATCCAAATACTAAAACTATTACTGATGCTAAATTTAAAACATTTGGGTGCGGTTCAGCTATAGCATCCAGTTCATTAATAACGGAGATGGTTAAAGGAAAAGCTACAAATGAAGCAACAAAAATTAGGAATACTGACATTGCAACAACTTTGGCGTTACCACCAGTTAAGATCCATTGCTCTGTTCTTGCAGAGGATGCTATCAAAGCTGCGATTAAAGACTACGAAGTAAAGTGTGAATGTAGTTCTGAAAAATAGCTTGACTTTAAACACAAAATCAGATAAAATTAAAAAATAAATAATATTGCGACTATAAAAGGAGGCATTATGAGAAATCTAATACCAAATTGGTTAATGGCATTTGCATTATTTTATGTTTTATTGCAAATCATTACACTAGAACTTCCCGAAGATGAGAGAGGGAATGATAAACCACCTAGACTTCTAAGTGAACACTTAGAACATATTAATCAAATTTATGCTGTTGACACAACACAAAACATATCCTATACTGATCAAACAAAACAAGAAAGTGTAGTATGTCTTGCAAAGAATGCATACTTTGAAGCACGTAATCAATCTGTGCTTTCACAGATAGCTGTTAGTCAAGTAGTAATGAATAGAGTTCAAAGTCCAGATTATCCTAATACTGTATGTGGTGTTGTATATGAAGCACAAATAAGTACATGGTATAAAGAAAAGATGGATAAAGAAGTACCATTAAAAAACAGATGTCAATTTAGTTGGTACTGTGATGGTAAAGCTGATATTATAACAGATATAGAATCTTATAATATTGCATTAGCTGTTGCCCATTCAGTTTTAAACAAGTATACTATGGTAGATGTAACTGATGGAGCTCTTTTCTATCATGCCTATTATGTTAAACCTAGATGGGCAAAAGAAAAGATAAAAACAGTTGTTCATGAAGATCATATATTTTATAAAGAAAGGAATTAAATTTGAAAGCTGGTAAGGTATGGGGTGAGACAAAATGTCTACTTCAGAATCCTGTAGTAGAGTTTCACCGAATTGAAGTTAATGCTGGAGGAGAATGTAGTACTCATAAACATTCTTTTAAATGGAATGGATTTTTCATTGAAAAAGGTGAGATGGAAATACATGTATATAAAAATGATTATGAATTAGTTGATAAGACAATATTATATACAGGAGACTTTATGGCTGTCAAGCCAGGAGAGTATCATTTATTCAAGGCCAATAAAGATACAATTGCTTTTGAAATTTATTGGCCAGAACTTTTATCCGAAGATATTCAACGAAGGAGTGTAGGAAAGATGAATGCATAATATAATGTCAACTTCTAAGTTCAGTAAAATTATTACTGATATTGTAGAAGAAAAAAACATCACCTATATGGATGCTATTATGGATTACTGTTATAAGAATCAATTAGAAGTAGAAAGTGCAGCTAAGTTAATAAATCAAAAGATAAAAAAACAAATAAAAGAAGAAGCAACAAAGTTAAACTTTATCAAACCAGAATCAAATGAAGAACATTTATGAAGGATTTTCAGCATATAAACTTTACCTTGCTATAAGAAATCACTTTACAACAAGCTATGATTATTTTAAATATAATGGTAAAGTAAATGCTAAAGAAGATAGCTTTCTTAAAAGAAGAGATAAGTTCTTCTTTGCAAAACTTCAACGAAAATATTCTGATAAAGATCTTAGAGATTTATTTGTAAGCAACTTTGCTGATGGTGAAGACTTTTGGGTTGGTAATGTACTTACTCAGAAAGCTGAAAAAGTTTATACAGATTGGAAAGCTAGACAAATTAAATTATCATATATCTTAGAACAAGACTGTAAGTTTCTAAAAGATTATTATAGTGAAAGAGATTTAGATTTCAATAGTTTATTTGTTATGGAAAATGGTCATCCTATATTACTACAATGTGTATTACGTAATGATATATATGTTGAGTCTATGATCATTATAGATAAGACATTAAACTATTCAAGGAAATGGAATAAAGTATTAGACGATCCTGTTTGGACAGAGTTTAAAAAAAGAATGGATAAGTATAGTCCGTTTATTGAATATGATACTAACAAAGCAAAAAAATTAATGAGAAAGGTATTTGCATGAACAATGAAGTTGAAGCATATGTAGGTGAACTACAAATGTTAAGAAGTAAAGTTAAGAAACAGAAAAGAATAATAGCTGAATTAAAAGAAGCACTCAATGATCAAAAAGAACTGTTGACTGAATATAAATAATAACATATAATAATATTTTAATACAATGATTAATACAATGCAATACAAGGAGATACAATGTCACAATCATTCGCTGAGCTTAAACGCTCATCACAGTCCAGTCTGGACGCACTACTAAAAGAAACAAATAAATTAACATCTAATGATGCAAGAGGTAAAGACGAACGCTTTTGGCAACCAAAGGTAGGTGCTGATGGTAATGGCTATGCTGTTATTAGATTCTTACCTGCAACCAAAGGAGAAGATAATCCTTGGGTCAAGATGTGGAACCATGGCTTTCAAGGTCCTGGTGGATGGTATATCGAAAACTCTTTAACTACTTTAGGTAAAGACGATCCTGTAACTAAACATAATAATATGTTATGGAATAGAGGAGATGATGCTGGTAAAGAACAAGCACGTAAACAGAAAAGAAGATTACTTTATATTAGTAATATCTATATTGTTAATGATCCATCTAATCCAGAGAACAATGGTCAAGTTAAACTATTCAGATATGGTAAGAAGATATTTGATAAGGTAGTTGAATCTATGAACCCTGAGTTTGAAGATGAGAAACCTGTTAATCCTTTTGACTTCTGGGAAGGTGCAAACTTTAAGATGAAGATTCGTAACTATGAAGGTTATAGAAACTATGATAAGTCTGAGTTTGAAAAGTCAAGTAAGATAGATGAAGATGATTCTAAAGTAGAAAATATCTGGAATAGTCAGTATGCTCTAAACGAGTTTATTGATCCCAGCAACTTTAAAACTTATCAAGAGTTAGAAGCAAAGTTAAACAAAGTTCTTATGACAAGTTCATCTGATGTAACAGCAGAAGATGTTGAGCTTGCACCTAAACCTGCTCCATCAGTAACACCACCTAAAGAAAGTGTTGCTCCAGTACCTCAAGATGATGATGCTGATATGGATATGTTTAAGAAAATGTTAAACGATTAACCTCTGGTACCTTGCATGA